CGGCCCGGGACGGATTTCCCGCTGCCGAAAAGGAAGCTGTCAGCCGGCGCCGGGAGGCGAAAAGGGCAAAGGACACCCTGGTCCAGGTGAAAGACCCGGATCCGGAAGCTTTGGTAGGGGACCGGAAATACAACCTTGCCGAAGTGGACACGGAGAACATCGAGCGGACGCTGCGGGAAGTGCAGGAGAGGCGGGACGAACTGGTCAAGGTCAAGGGGCAGCATGAGGGCGACCAAGCCCGGGCCCAGGCCACCAAAGACCGGACCCAAGACCGGCTTGAAAAGGTTCTGGCCGTAAAGGCCCGTTTGCCAGAGAATCCGGAGGAGGTTGCCCCCCGGCTTGAGGCTTCCCTGGCCGAAGCCAAAGAGAGGGAGAAGGAGATTGAGGTTGCCCTTATCGGGATGCACGGGACCGTCCCTGCCCACTTCCCCGAAACTTGCCCTGTCCATCGGGTGAAGTGCCCCAGCGCCGGCACCGCGGCCACCGAAGGGAAGCAGCATGCCCCCCAGGGCGAGATTGACCTAAAGAAAGAGGAGTTGCACGAGGTTTGCAAGGTGACGGCCAAGCTGGAGGCTGACCTGGCGATGTTGAAGGTCGGGGCCAAGGCCACTACGGAATGCCAGGAGATAGAGAAAACCCTGCTGGATCTGGACCTGAAGTTGGGGCAATCGCTACCCCCGGGGATCGAGGAAGAAATCGCCCAACTTGATGTCAGGACCACCACCGGCCACGCCCTCTTGAACCAGGTGTCCCAATTCCTGGCCCTCAAGAAGCAGGCTGACGAGGCCAAGGTCCGTCTGGTTGAAGCAGAACAGGAGGCCTTGCTTTACGACTGTCTGGCCAAAGCTTTTGCCCCGGACGGAATCCCCTCTCAGATGATAGCCGAGGCGATTGGCCCCATGAATACCCTTTTGGGGACTGCTGCGGGCTATCTTTTCCCGGGGCGCACTTTGGAAATCACCGACAAGCTGGACATCGAACTCTCCGGGTCGCCCTTCATCACCTTGTCCAAGAGCACCAAGTTTCGGGTGGGGGTGGCTTTTCAATATGCCCTGGCGAAGCTGGCCGGTGCCCGCCTACTCATGATTGACGAGGCGGACATTCTGGACCCGGTAAACCGTGCGGCGCTGCTGAATTTCTTGGTGGCGGCGAGGGATGATTTTGACACCGTAATGGTCTTTGCCACTTCAACAACCCGCCCTCACAAAGAATCATCTGACGGTGATGTGCAGTTTTGGTGGCTCAACGACGGGAAAGTGGGGATGGCATAATGGACGAGAACAAGAACGGGAAAGGCGATCTGGTGATGAAGGTCCCGCCCATCGATCCTGAGGATGTGGCCATGGAGGTAAAGATGATCCTTACCAAAGATGGGAGGGCGTTTTTATTCTTTCCTGACGATAAGCTGGCGGCTGTTATGGCACTTTTCTCAAAGTCTCTCGACGTCCTGGTGGGTGTTGTCGCCCAGGCCCTTGGAGAGCAAGAGCAGCGCCGGGTGATTCCAGTAACCCAGGCCCAAGTACCGCCTGGGCTGAAACTCTGCTAAGACCCCATATACGACTTTCGCACAGCCGGGGAGCAGTTCTTGAGCCATTCAGGGACAGTTCCCCGGCTTTTTTTGGGGTGCGGTGGGGGTGGCGCCGCTGTTCAGCCTTTTTCATGGGGGACGATCCTCATTTGCCTGCTGTCCAAAATGACCGGAAGGCGATCACCGGCATGGATGCCGTGCTTCTCAGCGAATGTTTTGGGGATTGAGACATATAGCGTCCCGTTTTGGTTCACCACACTCCGCTCCATCACCGCCCTTCCTTCATTTTTTTTCATCTTATAGTTACCACCCCTTTTTATTGAATAACGCCTAATTACTATAAAACAACGTCAAATGTCAATAATAAAATAAGTTTGACATTGGGTTTTTGCTCCTGTATCGGTTAAGAAAAATGGGAGCAAAACTCGATCTATTCTTAACTCCTACACAATCAGCCTTCGCAGAAAGTGACGCGCTGATAAACGTCATTTACGGTTCTGCCGGGGAGGGCAAGACTTATGCCGCTGTAGGTGCCATGGTTATTAATGCCCAGCGTAATAAGCGGCCAGTTTTATGGGCCGTTATTCGTGATACCCACACAAATATCAAGAGATCAACAGTCAGGTCCATCAACAAGATTTTTCGCAAAACCCCCGGTCTTATCTCATGGCGAGACGATAACCGGCAACTTACCATCCATTGCGACCCGATGGTGGAGGTTGATCTGTTCGGTATTGACGACATTACTTCGCTCAGCCGGCTACAAGGGACTGAGTACGATGGAATATGGCTCGAAGAGCCCGCGGCGATGCTGGAACGGACAAACACCGGCCTTTCCGAAGAGGTCTTTAACGATGCCCTTCTCCGGTGCTGCCGGGCCCAGGGGGATTCTTCCCGGCTCCAGGTCAGCATGAATCCAGCGGACGATGAACATTGGACGTTCGAACGGCTGATCGAATCGGCAGCGGTTGACCCCGAAAACCCGCTGATCACCAAGAAGGTTTTTTGGATCCCGCCAGGTGAGAACATCCACCTCAAGGAAACAGCTCGCCAGGCGGCCAGGGCTGCCTACAAAGACGACCCTGCTGCCTATGAGCGGTATGTCTTGGGCAGGTTTGCCACGGTTAATCGGGGAGAGCGAGTCACCTCCGAGTACAATCCCGAATTTCATCGTTCCCCCGACATCCTGATTCCGGCGCCGGGACTGATTTCTTTCAGGTTTTGGGATGGATGGCACAACCCGGCCTGCGTCATCGGTCAGCAGACCAAGATCGGCCGATTGATCCACATCGACACCCTGATCATGGAAGGGGGCGACATCGGCTCCCTCATCGACACCAAAGTTCTGCCGCTCATGGAGTCTCCCAAGTGGAAGAACAAGCCCATGGAGTGGCGGGACATTGGCGATCGCACCATGATGATCCCCGACCAAAGCCGGAAACAGTTCTCGGCGGCCAAGGTGATCGAGGAAAAATTGGGCGGGAGGTTTGAGCCGGGACCGAGCAAGTGGTCAATCCTGAAGATGGGATGCAAAAGAGCCCTGAACATGAACATCCAGGGATTACCGGCCATTTACCTTAACCCGGGCGAAAAGCTGCTCCATAAGGGATTGAAGGGTGGGTGGCATTACAAGACGGACAACTCAGGGAAGGCGGTAAGCAACATTCCTGAGAAGAATCCTGTTTCTCATATTTGCGAGGCTTGGGCCAACGGTGTGTGCGTCATGCTGCCGGTCAACGTGGCACAGAACCTTGGGGATCTGAAAGCGTTGGCCGCTAAAGCCAAGAAAAGAGCCCAGACCTACGCGGTTGGAGGCCATTAATGGGACGCCAAGGGACCTTAAAAACTCACGGGCATAACGGCTGGTGGCCGATGTTGGCCCACCGGCGCAAACACATGGACGGCACCATGACGGGGCGTGAATGCTTCGTTGACATGAGAAATGGCACGATTTGCGAGCCGGAGAAGGGGTGGAGCACCGATTCACTGCCCTATGCTACCGGCGAAATAAGCTCGTTCCAACACCAATCCGATGTTTTTCGGGAAAACTTTGACCGGATCGACTGGAACGGGGGCAAGGCCGAGGCAGCGCCTGACCTTCCACCGGAAATCAAGGCCCGCCGCAAGTTTGCGGACAACTTCGACAACATTTTTAAACGGAGCCAGTAGATATGGCAGATCGAACGACAACCGACACAAGCCAGGGTCCTGTAGCTCAAATGGTAGAGCGCCTGCCTTGTAAGCAGGGGGTTGCCGGTTCGATTCCAGGCCAGGACCTCCATAAATTTTAAGGGGACACAATATGCCGGGGAAAAAGACTCCAAAAGCCAAAAGCAAAAGCCAGAGACGCATGATGGGCATGGCCAACGCGATCCAGGAAGGGAAAATGCCTGCGGCAAAATCGCCGGCTGCGGCCGAGATTGCCAGCAGCATGAACCCGGGCGACCTGAACAGTCTCGCCAGTACCCCGGAAACGGCGCTTCCTGAAAAAGCGAAGCCTACCACCAAGCTGCGGCCCGGTCCCGGGGAGCGTAAACCCATGCACGTCAGAACATCGGTGAGCAGAAGGAAATTCTAATGGCCTTCATTGAGGATCCCCGCAAATCCGTGAAAGAGCGCATGGGCGAGATTACTCGCCAAGAGCCCGCCATGGATGCCAAGGAGTTGGCTGAGCGTGAAGAAGCTGCCAAGGCTTATGCCGGGGAGAATGAGAAGCACTTCGTCGAGTACCTGGAGGATTGCGTCACCACCTCCATGAACGCCAATGAGGAAGTTCGGGAGGTTCAGGACGAGTGCTGGGACCTGTGGAACGAAAAGGAGCCGCCGAATTACGCTAACAAGGAGTCGTGGCAATCCCGGGTAGTGCTCCCCATGCCGCACTCTTCGGTCCTCTTTGCCATGTCCTTGATTCGCAAGGCTTTTGACGTGCAGTTCCTGAATATCGAGAACGAGCGCAACCAAACGGTGGCGGACTTCAACAAAAAGCTGATGACGGTCCAGCTTTCCCGCCCCTTCTCAAATTTTCCACTCCAATTTTCCGATGCTTGCGGGATGTCCTGTGCAGTGGGCACCAGTATGGAAATGATCCCGGTTTACCGGAAGGGGAAGGGGCTCAAATTCCTCCTTATTGAACCGTGGAAAATCTACCGGGACCCGGACGCCGCTT